AAACTTCCATAGTAATATTGCTAAGTTAGTATTTGGACTACCTTGTGAGGCAGACCAAGTTGCAGAACTCTATTCAATGGAAAGACAGGCAGCAAAAGCTGTTACTTTCGGTATAATGTATGGGGCTGGCCCACAAAAAATAAGCTGGCAAGTAACTAAAGATAGCGGTAAGGAGTTTACCGTAAGAGAAGCAAAAGAGGTAATAGATGACTATTTTAAACAATTTTCGGGGTTACGAAGATGGATTGATACCTCTCAAAACTTTATTCGCGATAACGGTTTTATCTACAGCTATTTTGGCAGAAAGAGAAGGTTACCGAATGTTGCCAGTAAAGACAAGGGTATTGCCTCACATGAGGTTCGCTCAGGGTTAAACTTTTTAGTTCAATCCGTAGCCTCCGATGTAAACTTATTAGGAGCAATTGATGCTCATAATGAAGTAAAACAAAAAGAAATCCCTGCTAAAATATTTGCATTAGTGCATGACTCAATTTTAGCAGAGGTTCAAGAAGATGCAGTAGATGAATACTGTGAAATATTAAAAAGAAATGTTCAGAAGGATAGAGGATTATCAATTACAGGTTGCCCAATTGGATGCGACTTTGATATAGGTAATGACTATTCTTTTGGAAAATTTAGTAAGAAATATGAGGATTTAGTATGAAGAAATTAATTTTTTGGATAGTAGATTGCTGGAGACTTGTTATGGATATGAGGTATAATCCTCTAAGACATATAAAAGACCCATCAATTCAAATGTATTTCTATCTAGCACTCTTTATTATGTGGAGTGGTTACTTTTCTGTAGTAGCATGGACATGGTTATCATGGGAAAACTATAGTGTAGTAGTATCCATAGCAATTCACTTAGGAGTTCTAGTACCCTTATTTATTACTACTCAAGTATTTGCAGAAGCAGAGAAAAACGGTTCTAGATGGTATAAAGAATACCGAACTGAACAAAGTATTGAAGCGATGAATCAAAGACTAAAACAAAGAAACTATGAGAAACGCATCAAATGGGATATAGATAGAGAAGCATGAGAAACGAATCATTTTATTTAGTAATAGGAATATGTGGGTTTATGTATGGACTAATATCACATACCTATAGTAATTTAGAGTATAAAGGATATGAAAGAGCACAAGCCTGTACTGGAGACTGCTATGTTAAATATGTAGAAGAAAACGGTACAGTAGTAGAGCAACTTCAAGCAAAACAAGCTGCAGCTGCTGAAGACCCCTTTTCATCTATTCGTGGACTATGGGCAGGTTGTGCTGCATGTCATGGACAAAAAGGTCAAGGCATGGGAGTATTTCCTAAACTAGCAGGACAGTCTGCGGACGATATAATTAGTAAACTTACTACTTATAAGAATAGAGGAGAAGTTGGAAACATGAGTTCCACTATGTGGGCTCAGGCAGGACAGCTATCAGAAAGTGATATAGAAACACTTGGAAAATTTATACAGGATACAATGAATGAATAAATTTAAAGCTCCACCAAATATAGCAACTTTCTTTCTAAGAATACCATTATCGGCTATGTTCCTTCAACAGGGGCTAAGTAAGTTACCTGTTGATGGCGCAGTTGCCGAAGCATGGGGATTGCCATATATAGTATGGTGGTTCGTAACATGGGGAGAGATTGGTGCTGCCGTAGGACTAATGGTAGGTGGACTAATTGGACTAATACCTTGGACAGCTAAGCATTTCTTCTTAGCAAGAATAGGTAGACACCACCCTAACTTTAAGTTGATAACCGAAGAGTTGGGCGACTTGATTACAAGATTTAGTGGTATTACAATGACTTGTATAGCTACTGGGGTCATCTGGATTCTCAGTCCTGCAAGTTTATGGGACGTAATTTATAATGACTATCTACATATAAGTTTATATGTTGGTGGTCTTTATTTTGCATTAAGAGGAAACGTAAGATGAAGAAAAGAGGATATGAAGAACAGTTACAATTTAATTTATATAAACCAAGAGACGCAACTCCTGAGGAGTTTGATGAATGGCAAGAAAAAGAGCTACAACCTTGGGGAGATAGACAACTACTCATAGTATTTATTATGGCGCTAGTTCAATTATCTGCACTTGGCTTTATGCTACTTACATTCTTTGTTATAGGAAAAGGTTTATGATATATGATGAAATACAATTTCCAATCTATGTTGTCGGCACAGAAGATGTCGACTTAATTGATGGCTTGCTTGTGGCAGATGGACAAGTTATTGATGATAAAAATATGCCCGGCAATAACCTTGCTATGCGTAGACTCCAGACGCCAATGAAGAGTATTTATCCTCTAAGATTTATGATAGATACGATTCCAGATTTGATACGGCATAGAGGCAAAAGTTATGTCGATAGTAATGGACAATACTTCTTACTAGAGAAGACAAAAACTGCCTCTATCAAGTATCATAAAATAGGTAAATTAGAAGGCAAGGGTAATGCAGCGTTAGTTTGGTGTTTAAAAAGTGACGGAATAGATATACCCTTTCCATTCGTTTGTAAAAGACCGCCAAAGTTAGAAGAAACTTGGGCAGGAATACTGTATAGAAATGGACTTCCATGGGAGTTGTGGGAGTTTGCTACAGAAAAGAAGAGAGACACATGGCGAAAGATTTAATAGAAGATTTAAAAGGTGGACTTTGTCTAGTAAAGTTTCAAAGTCTAAAAAGAGGCGGAGAAAGAGAAATGGAAATGACTCTTGACCCAGAACAAATACCAAATCATTTTGTAATGAATCAACGAGATGATAGTGATAAAATTTTAATGTATAATGCTACCTTTGGAAAATGGGAAGATTTACAAAAGGACACAATAATAGAATGGACAAAGCTGTACTAGCAAATAGAGTATTTATGGAAGTTCCTGCCGATATTCGTGAGAAAATCGACAGAGAATTAACATATGCTATACCGCCAAGAAATCCACAAGATCCGCCTTTCATGATAAAGAACATGGGGTATATTCGTGGGGGGTTGATTTCCATACCAATTGGAAGATTGGATTTAATCCCAAGTAATTACACGATAGTTGATATGCGAGTAAACAAACCAATCGACTTTCCTGAGTTTGCGTTCACTTTACGAGAATCGCAACAAAAGGTTTATGACGAAGTGCAAGACTGTGCAATAATAAACGCATGGGTAAGCTGGGGAAAGACTTTTACAGGTTTAGCAATTGCATCAAAACTAAAACAAAAAACATTAGTAGTTGTCCACACAATTGCACTAAGAAATCAGTGGGCAAAAGAAGTAGAAAAAGTCTTTGGATTTACGCCAGGCATTATTGGAAGTGGAAAGTTTGAAACTGATAGTCCGATAGTGATTGGAAATATACAAAGTCTTTATCGTAAAATTGATGAAATAAAAAAGGAGTTCGGGACAGTCATACTTGACGAGATGCATCACATCTCAAGCCCGACATTTAGTAGAATTATCGACAAATTACATTGTCGATATAAAATAGGACTTACAGGAACATTGGAGAGAAAAGATGGAAAGCATGTAGTATTTCGAGATTACTTCGGACAGCATGTATTAAAACCACCAAAAGAAAACTTCATGACTCCTGTAATTGACATAATTGAGTCAGATGTGCGCTTCCTTGATGGGAATCGCGTACCTTGGGCAAATAGAATAAACCATTTAGTTTCGCAAGAAGAGTATTTACATAGTGTGGCAATGATTGCTTCGGGCTATGCTGCAAAGGGACACAAAGTTCTGGTAGTAAGTGACCGAGTATCCCTGCTAAAGACTTGCGCGAGACTAAGTGGAGAGGCTGCCGTCTGCATTACAGGTGAGCTAGACCAAAAAGAAAGAGAAAGTCTTTTAGAAAGTGTACAAACTTCTAAAGATATTCTCTATGGCACACAAGCGATATTTTCGGAGGGCATCTCACTTAATGCTCTGAGTTGTCTGGTTTTAGCTACACCTATTAATAACGACCCTTTACTTACGCAGTTAATCGGCAGAATCGTTCGAAAGCAAGAAGGAAAGAAACAGCCTGTTGTTGTAGACATACACCTAAAAGGTAAAACGGCTACAAGACAGGCGAAGGCTCGATATGGCTTTTACATGAAACAGGGCTATGAGATACGAATTTTATAGTCTAGGTAACAAAGTAGGTCAGAAAAATAATGCTTGACACAAGTTCAAATTTTTGTTATAATATATGATATTGTATAATTGGAAAAAGATTCTAAAAGAGACAAACGGTAGTGTAAAAGATGTCATGGTCATTCTTGACATTTTAACTCACAGAATACCGCCATCAAATTACTACGACCCCAAGTTCAAATTCTGGACGAAAAAATGGGGTGGGCGTAGTTATCTCTTGAATCCAGAAGCATTATTTATACAACGGAATTTATATTCCGACAGAGAGATTGTGGAATATGCTGGTGTCGCTTCATTCCGCAACTATAACAATTATGTTAGAACAAAAGACACCGCACTGGACCTCATTATGTACCCACTTAGTGAGGATATAATAACAAATAATAGATTACTTTGGATTGAAAATGATAAGATACATTTTAAGTTCGAAGAAATCACAGACCTAAAGGAATTAAAATGGCAATAAAATTTAATCAAACTAAAGGCGAAGCAAGAAAAGAGAAACTTGACTCTTATGTATACACAGGAAAAGAAGACCACCATGTAAGATTAGTGGGCGACTTACTTCCAAGATATGTATACTGGGTAAAAGGTGAGAACGGTAAAAATATACCTATGGAATGTCTTGCTTTCGATAGAAACACAGAAACATTTAACAATGCTGAGAAAGACCATGTTCAATCATACTTTCCTGATTTAAAATGTGGCTGGTCATACGCTATACAATGTATAGATTACGGCGACAACAAAGTAAAAATCTTCAACCTAAAGAAGAAGTTATTCGAACAACTTACTGTCGCTATGGAAGACTTAGGTGACCCAACAGATTTTGAGACTGGTTGGGACGTTTTCTTCAAAAGAAAGAAAACAGGGCCAAATGCTTATAATGTTGAATATCAACTACAAGCATTAAAATGTAAAGTAAGACCGTTAAACGAAGATGAGTTATCATTAGTTGAAAACTTAAAATCTATGGACGAAGTATTACCAAGACCTACACCTGAAATTCAATTGGATTTACTCAAAAAGATAACACAAGCTGATGATGATATGGACGATTCTGTATCTGACGAGTTTGATGTTGCGTAGGAGACTGATATGATTGGAGTTGGAGAAAAATTTCCCGAGTTCGAAATGAATGGAGTAATCGGTAATGGCGGTAATCCAGAATTACCTGACCACGACTTCTGTACTGTAAACAGTTGGGGGTTAACAGATTGGTCTATCATTTATTTTTATCCAAAAGATTTTACATTTATCTGTCCAACAGAAATTGTAGCTATGGATAAGTTAATGAACGAAACAACTGATATCATTGGTATTAGTGGAGATAACGAATACTGCAAATTTGCATGGAGAACAGCAGATGAACACCATGACTTATATGGAGTAGAACATGTCTTAGCTGCAGACTGTGGTCTTAAGTTAGCTTCAGAACTAGGAATAGTAAATGAAGAAGAAGGAGTTTGCTACAGAGCAACTTATATACTTGACCCAGAGGGAATTATAAGACATGTATCAGTCAACGAACTTGACACAGGAAGAAATGCAGAAGAAATTAGAAGAACTCTTAAAGCACTCAAAGCTGGTGGACTCACTGGTTGTGCATGGGAAGAAGGAGATGATTTCGTAGCATGATTCTATTTACTGCAGATTGGCATATTAAATTAGGACAGAAAAA